AGTACAAACAAAATGGGTGGATTAATTTCCACCCATCTTAATAAAGGTGGAAAAATGAAATATTTAATTTTACAAGATACAGTAGCTAACAAAGAAAAAGTAAAAGCAGGTGATATAGTAGAGCTTCCTATTGATGAAGGAAGATCACTTGTTGGTTATGGTAAAGCTGAAGAATATAAAGGCAAACCAAAAAAAGAAACAAATAGAAGTGTTGGTTTAGAAAAATCAGAAACTAAGGTCAAAAAAAGAAGTAAGTAAAAATGGCTATTGAGAGTGCTAGAGATTTTACTTCTTTTCTTGATGCTACAACAGGGCATGGAGTAACTGGCACTTATTTTGAATCAGGAAAGTTATTTGATGATTTTCCTTTAATTGATACTCTAGGACTAATAGATGATGGTTCTTCAGTATTGATAAATCTAATTATAGATCAACCTTATGTAAGCATTGAGGGAGAATCTATATCAGTTGAGGGTTTTCAACCTACTGCAATTTTAAAATCAAGCGATGCTCCTGATATTGTACAAGGAGATAGAATAGTTGTTGATGCAATCACTACAAATAAAGGTAGCACTCTTACGCCTGAAACAACTTTTTTTATTAAAACAATTGAGCCTGATAATACAGGTTTTGTAAGTGTTGTATTGGAGAAGGAGTAATGTCGCAATATAGACTTGAAACTGAAGAAGATATGAGTGCTTACTTAGATATAAATTTTGGTCATGGTGTTACTGCTGTTTTTACTAACAGTAGTGGAAGTGCATCGACTATAAACATAATTATAAATAATGAATATGTTGAACAAGTTGAAGGTACAGGTGTTGAAGCACTAAAACCAATAGCTTATTGCAGAAGCATTGATGTACCAAGTATTGCATTTGGCAATACTCTTAATGTATCAGCTATAAAAGATGTTGATGGTAATACACTAAAAGCAGCACAAAATTATACTATTGTTAATATTCAATCAGATCGTACAGGTTTTTCTGCATTGATGTTAGAGGAGATATAATGGCAAACCATATTAGACAACAAATAAGAGAAAGAGCAGGTACAGTTCTTACAGGACTTACTACTACTGGAACTAATGTATTTGAAACTAGAATATATCCTTTATCAAATACAAACTTACCAGCTTTAGCAATCTATACAAAAAACGAAACATCTGAACCTATTGTTATAAGTACAAATAGACTTATGAGTAGAGAATTAGAATTAATTGTTGAGGTTTATGTAAAACAAACTAGCAATTTTGATGATGAAGTTGATAAGATTTGTAAAGAGGTTGAGGTAGCTATAAGTGCTGATACAACACTAAATGGTCTAGCTAAAGACTGTTTTTTACAATCAACTGAAATAGAATATAATACAGAGGGAGAACAACCATTAAGCTATGCTGTTCTTACATTTTTAACTAACTACTATGTTCAGGAGACTGCTCCTGATGTAGCAGTTTAACGAGGTACAATTATGAAAATGATTTCACCAAATGGTAAAAGTTCTATAGATGCTCACCCTGATAGTGTTGAGTATTTAAAGAGTAAGGGTTGGAAAGAAGAAGCAATCCCATCGAAAGATAAACCTAAATCTTCTTCTAAACAAAACGAGGAATAATTATGGCAACACATCTTGGAAAAGAAGGTACTGTTCAAGTTGGCTCTAATGCTATTGCTGAAATAAGAGGTTTTAGTATTGATGAAACTATTGATACTGTTGAAGATACTTCAATGGGTGATAGTTCTAAGACATACTTAGCTTCTATAAAAGACTTTAGTGGATCAGTTGATGTTCTCTATGATGAAACAGATACAAATGGTCAAACAGCATTATCTGTTGGTTCATCTGTAACATTAAACTTTGCACCTGAAGGTACAGATAGTGGGGATGTCAAACTAACTGGTACTGCTATAGTAACTGGTAAATCTGTTACTTCATCTTTTGATGGATTAGTAGAATCTACTATTACTGTTCAAGGTACTGGTGGTTTAACTACTGGAACTTATTAATCATGAAAGCTATTGAGAGAGCTAAAACGCATTTTGCAGAGCAAGATGTAAAGGTGATAAAAGTGCCTGAATGGGGTGAAGAAGATAAACCTTTAGAAATTTACAGTAAGCCATTAACGCTAAGTGAAACTTCTAAACTTTATAAAATGAGTAAGAATGATGATCTTACGATGATGGCTTATGTTCTAATCTACAAAGCACTTGATGAAAATGGAGATAAATTATTTACATTAGATGATAAAGGTTCTTTATTAAACAATGTAGATCAAGAAGTATTAGTAAGAGTAGCAACTCAAATTATGGGGCAAGAGCCTATTGAGGATGTTAAAAAAAACTAATAGAGGATGTTAATTTATATTCGCAATATGCACTAGCAGAAAAACTAGGCAAAACTTTACAAGAGTTGCAAAAAATTAGCATCCAAGAATATCAAGGTTGGATAGCATACTTTGAATTATTAGAAGAAAGGCAAAGGAATGGCAAATAAAAAGATAAAGTTTGAATTAACTGCTGTAAATAAAACTAAAGCTGCATTTGATAAAGTTAAAGGTGGTTTGAATAGTATATCTAGTGCTAGTGGCACTGCGATTAAGGGTATAGCAGGTTTGGGTTTAGCTATTGGTGGACTGGCAACTGCTTTTGGACTTGTAGTTAAAAATTCTTTTGATTTTATTGATGCTATTGGTAAAACTGCTACAAGAACAGGTATCGCAACAGATACTATACAGGCATTTCAACTAGCTGCTAGGGAATCAGGTACAAATATTGAAGGTGCAAACAAAGCACTAGAAAAATTTGCAAGAAGTGTTGGTGATGCACAAAGAGGTCTAAAGACCATGAAAGATATATTTAAGGCTCTAGGTGTAGAGCTTGAAACTAACGATGGTCATTTCAAATCTACAGATCAACTACTAGAAGAAGTAGCTATAGGAATAAGTAGTCTTGGAAGTCAAACTCAAAAAGCAACAGCATTAGCAAATTTATTTGGTAGACAAGGTATATTACTTACAAATGCACTAGAAGATTTAGCAGATAAAGGTTTGGATGCTTTTATAGATCGAGCAGAAAGATTAGGACTGTTGTTATCTACAAAAACTATTAGAAGGGTTGAAGCCTTCAATGATGCTGTAGGTGTAATAAAAATGCAAATTAAATCGTTTGTTAATAATATATCTGCAAGTTTTTTACCAATTTTTGAAAAAATACAAGAAACAATAGCTGATAAGATTGAAAAAATAATAGCTGATTTTAAAGGAATAGATGGTGTAGCTGTTTTTGTGCAAAATACTATAATTGAATTTGTTGCAAAATCAATAGAAGCTGTTGGTAAGTTTGCTGATGAAACAGCAGAATTTATAACAAATGTAAAAATAAGTTTTATTGAATTAGAAAATCAAATTCTGCAAACTATCAGAAATGTTATAAGAGAACTGCCAAGAAGGTTTGGTGATTTTACACAAGAAATGAATAGTCTTGCAGCATCAATAATTATTAACAATATAGAATTGCAAAATTTAGAAAAACAAACTACTTCCTATGGAGATAAAGCTAATAGAATTGCTAATAATTTAAGAAATAATTATTTAATTACTATTGAAGATTTACAAGATGGGCAAGATAAATTTACAAAATTGCTAAAAAAGTCTAATGATGAGCTAGATAGAACAAATCCAATAAATGCTTTTAAAGATCAACTAGCAGATGTTGGTAAGACATTAGATCAGATTGCTGTAAATTCAATGAAAAAGTTTGAGGATAGCATAGTGACTGGATTACAAACAGGTAAACTTGCATTCAAAGATTTTGCAACTTTTGTTGTTGAACAGCTTATAAGAGTTGCAATACAACAACTTATTATAGCTAGATTAATTGATCCATTTAGAACTATGTTGTCAGGTGGTAAATTAGGTGCATTAAGAGAATATAATAAACTTACAGATGGCGATACTTTGTTTAATGGTGATGGTGGGGGTTATACAGGCATGGGTGTCAGAGCAGGTGGTATAGATGGTAAAGGTGGCTTTCCAGCAATACTTCATCCAAACGAAACTGTTATAGATCATACTAAAGGTCAGGGCATGGGTACTACAGTTAATTTTAATATCTCTACTGTTGATGCAGCAGGTTTTGATCAACTCTTAGCTTCAAGAAAAGGACTTATAACTAGCATTATTAATAATGCTATGAACAATCAAGGTAAGATGGGAGTTGTATAATGTCAGGTGCTTTTCCAACAAATCCATTATTTAGAGCTTTAAACTTTCAAGACAATAGACCAACTCTATTAAATCAAACACTATCAGGTAAAAAACAAGTCAGACAAATAGGCTCACAATACTTTTCATTTACAGCTTCTATGCCACCTATGCAACAAGAAAAGGCTATGGAGATATTTGCATTTCTACAAAAGCAAAAGGGTTCTTTTGAAGATTTTACAATACAAGCACCATTAGATAATTTAGGTGCATCAAAAGGTGAAACTGATATATTAGTTAATGGATCACATACTGCTGCTGATGCTTCAATAGCATTAGATGGTTTTACTGCTAATACAACTGGTGCTTTAAAAGCAGGTGATTTAATTAAGTTTGCAAATCATTCTAAAGTTTACATGGTGCAATCAGATATTGATTCTAATTCAAGTGGTGAACTTACTGTATTAATATCACCCAATCTAGTAGCTGCTCTAGCAGATAATGAAGCTGTAACTGTAAATAAACCAAGTTTTACTGTATATCTTGAAAATAATGAAATTATGTATTCAACAGATGCTAGTGGTTTATATAGTATTTCATTTGATGTTAGAGAGGTTATTAGCTGATGCCAAGAAGTTTATCAACAGCTTTACAAACACAAGTATCATCAACAGCAACGAAAACAGCTTTTTTGGTTGAGCTTAATTTATCATCAACTATCAGGCTTACTGATTATTATACTAATGTTACTTTTGATTCTAATACTTATGAAGCTGGGGGTTCTTTTCTTACTGTAGATGCAACTGCTGAAACAGGACAATTACAGGTAGATGAAGTAAATATAGGATTTTCAAATATTACAGATCAGGTTAGATCATTAGTACAGTCAGGTGCATTTACAGATAAAGAAGTTGAAATACATTTAGCTTATTTTGACACTAACGAAGCTATTGTAGGTGCTATAAATTACTTTACAGGTCAAATAAGAAATGTATCAATTCAAGAAAATATAGATACTTCTATTTTGAATATGACAGTCGCAAGTCATTGGTCTAACTGGAATTTAACTAAAGGTAGACATTTTTCTGATGAATCACAACAAGCATTTAGTAGTGGTGATAAAGGTATGGAATTTGCTACACAAGTTAAAGAAGATGTTAGGTGGGGAATGTAATGGGTATTTTTAATGCTATTGTTGGATTCTTTAAAGCTATTGGAACTGCTTGGAAAGCTGCTTCAACTTTCAAAAAAATTGGTTATGTAATACAAGCTATAACTCTTGCAGTTGGTGTAAAAGGTTTTTTACAAGCAAGACAAATGTTAGCAAAAGGTCAGGACATACTTGCAAACAAAACATCTGCTGGTGGCAAGTTACCAGTTATATATGGTACTCGTAGAGTTGGTACACAAATAATCTATATGGATACTAACGCAAATGACTCTAGGGATTTATATGTGGTCTATGCTTTAGCAGTCGGAGAATGTGAAGAAATACTAGGCAAAACAATTGAACTAGATGGCAATCCTCTTACTGATTCTGCTAGATTTAGAGATGGTGGTTATATAGGTTCAGATAAAATAAGTTCAGGATCGGGTTCATTAAATACTGTTTCGCAAAATGGTACAGGTATAAACGCTGGTGCTGGTGGATTTGGCACTTCACCTACATCTAAGTATAGATATGTTTTTAATTTGCATCATGGAGCAGCTTCACAAACTGCTGATCCTATGCTAGTTGCATCTATGTCTAACTGGACTTCAGCACATAAACTAAATGGCGTTTGTTATATAGCAGCACATTATGGTTACGATAAAGAAGGTATTTGGTCAGGAGTGCCACAACTAACAGTACAAGTCAAAGGTAAAAAAGTTTTTGATCCTAGAGATGGAACTCAAACATTTGGAACAGTATCAACCTATAAATGGTCTGATAATCCTGCATTATGTTTTTTAGATTACATAACAAATACTGAATATGGTAAAGGCTTACCAATAGCTAAAATTAACACAACTACATTTTCTAATGCTGCTAATACTGCTGATACATTAGTTGATCCACCATTTCATAATGGTTCAACACAAGCTATCACATGGAGTGGTAGTAATGGTAACGACTTTGTAAGTGTATTGGGTACTAATGCTAATAGAGATTGGTTTCAAAATAAGATAGGTGAACGAATAACATTAGTAAATTCAGGTGGTACTACGATTCTAAATAGCATAAATATAAAAGATGTAAGAAGAGATGAATTTTTTGATGCAAGTGAAGATTACAGAGTTTATGTCGATGCTACTTTGGGTGCTAATTATTCATCTAATACTGGTACTTATCTTTTAAAAGTAAAAAGATTTCATTGTAATGGTTATCTAGATTGCAATAAGTCAGTAATGGATAATGCAAAAGAATTACTTGCAAATATGCGAGGTATATTTCTTTATGTTGATGGTAAGTATGAATTACAAATAGAAGATACTGGATCATCTACTTTTTCTATTACTGATGATCACATAATTGCTGATGCTGGTATATCTGTAGATTATGGCAACAAAGATCAAAGAGCCAATAAGGTTGTAGTAGAATTTTTTAATGCTAATAAAAAATATGAATTAGATACTGCAACTGTACTACACTCTGCTACTACAGATGCTAATGATTTTACATCTGATGATGGTGGCGAAGAATTAGAAGTTAAAGCAGAGTTTCCATATATTTCTGATCCTTATATTGCACATAACATGGGTAAAGCAATATTAACTAGAAGCAGAAATCAAACTACTATACAGTTTTTAGGAACTCCTGAAATGTATAAACTAAATGTTGGTGATATAGTTGATTTTACTTATGCTGGTTTAGGATTTAGTAGCAAAGTATGCAGAGTAGAAGCATTAGAGCTACCT